TACTCTCTGAAATAAAACTAAAGTATTACCTTTTAAATCTACTACTAAGTTTTTAATAAAGTTATTTCTCTGATCATGACCTATAATATATTGAACTTCATCTTCAAATACTTCAAATTTTTTAGGTGGATGCTTTAATACAATACAAGTAATATCTAATTTTGCTAGATGGCCCTTCTGCATTAAGTCATCAGTCTTAGTTACTTTATATGCTGGACCAAATAACCCTTCTAAGACCCACTTATGAGTCTGTGTGCCATCTAAAGTACCAGTGAATCCAAATCTATACTTAGCATTGTCAAGCTTTGTCATTATAGATATAAGAGACTTACTCTTAAATAGATGTGCTTCATCACCAATAATGACATCAAAGTCAGTAAAGAAGGATCTATCTAATCTAAAGACAGATTGCCAAGTAGTAATAGTAACTGGAAATTCATTTGTCTTTTCTCTACCAGAATATATACGGTGACAATATGACTCAGCGTCCCAACCATAATCTTCAAAATCTTTATACAACTGCTCTACGAGAGATGTCGTTGGCACAACTAAAAGAATTTTTTGCTTTGTACTCACATAATACCTTACGACACCGTAAATCATCAACGATTTGCCAGAGGCAGTGGGTGATATCAATAGTCTTCTATTATGTTTTAGAGAATCGCATACTCCCCGAATTTGATAATCTCTAGGTTTAAACTTAGTAATAGAAGCATAGTAATCTTTTAGACCCTCTTCTGAGATCATCTCATTTATCTCAAAAGGTAATCCATAATATTTGTTATCTAAAAATTCGTAAGTATATTCTCTTCTCTCACAAAATGAAATGAGTTTATCTAATAGACCAACATAAAGTCTTTTAGATCTTAAATCATATAGATGAATTTCTCCATTCCAATTCCTACCACGATACTGTGGCATAAACTTAGCGTTTGGAACTTCAAAAGTAAAATAATCTCTTAGTTCATAGTCAATATGAGGTTCGCATTTTAAAGTGAGATGAACTTCATTTAACTTCTGAACAACTACATCAGCCATAACCTGCTTGGAATTTCATAAATTCGACAGCATTCTTAATCTGGTACGTTCTATTTTGAATAACCTTAAGTATACTCTCGATATAGTTCAAAATAGTATCATAATAATCTATCTTTAAACTAACTGAAGATAAACTTTCATCAGAATCCAAATACTTTTGCATCGTATCCTTATCCCTAATTTTTTTAGGAAAAGGTTTATCCACATAAATTGCTGGATCTGCTTTACCAGAGAAGTATTCATACCTCTCATGGCGAATGTTTTTTCTTTGTTGCTCTGCTTTTTTCTTGAGAAGTACTATGTTATTGTATATCTCAAAATACTTAGCATGTAACTTAGGAATATTTATAGACTCTGTATGAAGGTTGTCAAGGTCAATTTTGGAATCTTCTTCCCACATTTTCTGAATCATCTCAAGGTCAAGTACCATTAACTAATTCCTCCGTCTCTCATCCACCGTCTTATCCATCTTGGTAAGTAGAATATAACAAAAGAAAGACCCCAAAAGGTTGCTAACACTGCTAGGTGAAACAATCTATTGGGGTTGAATATTAATCCAAGACCTACAAGTATCATCCAAACATAATCTAAAGTACCATGAAATCTATACCATACATTAGCACCATACTTAGTAATAAATTTATCTCTTTGTCTTCCGAACCACGGTGATACGTGCCTCATCATAACAAAACCTTCATTAAAAAACATAACGAAGAATCCAATCCAAAAAATCATAAGCGACCCCCTGTTGCGTCAGTTACATTATAGATAGCATACTTGAATACTTCTTCTGCTGTAAAGTATTCTGTATCTGGATTTGTAGCATCAAATTGTAGTTCTGTCAACTGAACTGGGAACATATCATTAAAAATAACTTGGAATTGTACCCTCTGATTACTATTCAATGCTTGTAAGGTTCCATCAGAATAGACATCCATTGCTTTGGATTGTGGTTCTTGCTGCTTATTTGTTCTCTGGAGTTTTTGCATCTCTTTAACAGACTCTGGGAACCCTAAACCACGCATCCAATTCTGAATCTGCATATAATTTTCCAGATCCTCATCAACAATAAATCTTAAAACAAAATCTTCAAAGTACATCTTATCACCAGGAAGATCTATATTTTTAAGGAATGTTGGTTGTTCTGCTACACCAAGACTTACTCCAGGTATATTCACAGAGTTAGAGAAGAACGATACTTGTTTTGCTCTGCTTAATGTAAATTTAAAACCAATGGAAGATAGGAAGTTCCTATTCTTAAGTTGATTTGTATATAGATTCCTAGAGTCCATCGTCTATATGGGGTGTTAAAAATTTAATAAAGTAGTCTCCAATAAATTTATATCCTGTTTTATAAGGATGAAAACTATAAGGATTTACTAAATCATGTTCTTCAGCATAACCAAAGCATGTACTATATTTATCTAAGAAGTTTGGATCATAATTTTCCCTACCTTCAATCTTCCATTTTTCCACTTCTCCACTTAAATGATTTTTACATATCTGATATAATAAATCTCTTTTAGGTTTATCAATATCAATAAAATTCCTTATCTTTACTGTATAATGTTTAGATCCAAAAATATCAAACCAAAAATTTTTTATCTTTGGATATAGTTTAAAATATTGATTCCAATGTAATATATCTGATTGTACTTCTCTAAGTGCTACGTCATCATCATAACAATACTTATAAAGTGCCTTCGTCATTTTATCTTTATTAGTATTCCATTTGGTTTGAAAAACATTTTCTTCTTTTAAAAAGATGTTTTCATACATCTTAGAATCTTTAAAGTACATAAAGTTTCTACGTAATGTAGTAATACCCCAAAGTACTATAACATGCTCATGACTTTTATAGTCCTTAGCAAATTTACTACTAAGGAAGTAGTTCTTTGCATAATGTAATTGTCTTTGATTACTAGAACCACTCTCACCGAGGTTTACATGATCTACATCAAAATGTTCAACAACATATCGTCTCCACCCAAATTCCCATGCATAGTCAGAACTATATCTAATTTTATCATACTCCTTAAGACTCATGCCAGGTTCACATCCTGCACCCTCACCAAAAGTCCAACTACATCCTAATGTAATAAGTAAAGTTTTCTTTGTAGTAATCATGTTAATTTCTTGATAAAGTATTCGGCAATTAATTTATGACCATCTTTTTTAGGTAAAAGAGTATGTGGATTTATTAGTTTATTATCTAAAGCATATTCAATAGGGTCTTGTGCCCAGTTTCCCTTAGAATTGCGAGTGCTAACTGCATGTTTAATACACAATAAAGACAATAGATCTCTATTCTTTGCTGTAATATCAAAAAAATTACTAGGTGATATAGTATAATTTTTAGAATTATAACTATCAAACCAATAATTTTTAATACCAAGTCTTTTAAAAAATATATTCCAATGAATGATTTCTGCTTGAAGTTCTTTAGTAGCAATCATATCATTATAACACCATTTATTTAAACCATATCCAATTTTATCTTTATTATATCTATCATCATATTCTTCATTTAAAGTTATATCCTCATATCTTTTACTATCACTACACCATTTAAAATCTCTACGTAATGTAGTAAGACCCCATAAAACAATAATCTGATCTCTTCTTTTATCATTTTCACCATACCTAGTTAAAGAATCTAAGAATATTTTAGAATTAAAATAATCTTTTGCTAAAGAAAACTGTCTCTGATTACTACTTTTAGGTTTAGCAAAATTAATATGACAATCCTGACAACCCAAATAATCACGAACAAGTATTCTCCATGAATCCTCATAATTAGGTTCTGTATTATCATAGACAATTCTGGGCATGGCAGGTTTATACCATGCACCAGTTCCTAATGTCCAATCATCACCAAAGGTAATTAAGAACACAGACCTTCATCAGCATGAGCATCAGTATAACTACCAGAAGTTGCACCCATTCCATGATGGTCTGGTGTTTTTGGATCATCAAATAATATATTGTTTAGATAATTATCTGCCCATTGTTCATCAAAACATTTTGCAAGAATTCCACGAGTCTTATCATTTTTCCTTTGTTGTTTACAGTACCAAAGTTGACCATCAAATCTTTTCATTACAGGAACCCAATTATGATCATCTGCTTCTTTTGATTTCTCCATCACCTCATGGCAGAATATATCAAGATAATCTTGTACCATAGATACAAAATTATCTTCTTCTTTTTTATTTTTAAGACGAACAAATTTACAATAAGGTGAGAATATCTCATCACCCCAAAGAGGTAATGCTCTTACTTCCTTAAATGTATAACTTATTTTGCTTAATTTGTTTGTGATTGTATCAGACAATCCATTAACAGGTGATATATCAACGATAGCAGCCCCAACTCCTGCAGGAGAAGCGACGATATCAGCACCAAAGATTGGTAAATCATATTTGGGATTTGGAAAAAATACTGAATGTAAAATATCTAAATTACCTAATTTTGCAGTTTCGATATGAATCTTACGTAGACCAGGACATTTAAAAAATTCATTCTGAATTATTAAATTTTCACCATCAACAACAGCATTAACAGTTTTTTGCTTATCAATAAGATAACTACTAAGTGGTTTTATTTTTGGTAATGCACTAGCTGAAGTGCGTAAATTACTAGCAAGTTTCTTAACTAAAGGATGAAAATCCGTCATACTTCCTCCTCACAATTTGGATTAATACTTTCTACCATTGTACCACCTATATCCGAACCTGCATCCATACCCATCATCGTAGCAGCTCCAGCAAGAACCCAACCAACGAAGGGAACCCCAGTGAGACTAGGGGCCACAGCAGCACCAACACTAGCACCGACCATTTTACCTGTTCCTTTCCCTGACCCGATTGCTTCGATACATTCTTCCGACTTACCTTGTTTGGTGTCATTAACCAACTTTTGAGACCCAGTACTCGTTGCTGGATATGATTTTCTTTCGAGAATGATGTCGTTACCCAGTCCCAGAAAGCCAGACTTCTTCTTAATATCCCGTTCCACATGAGACATCTTAGGATCATGAGCACGGTATTTAATTTTGTATCCCCCTTTATCTGCTTCTACTTCATATGAAGTGTAAGCACCTACAGGTACATTAACAACAGGGAATTTACTTTGTCTTGATAGCATTCCTATCATTCCAATATGAGACAATGCGAATATACTACCTACCGTCCCTATTGATATCCATTTCCATTTATAGTCCATAGTTTTCATTAGCCGTATTATATATAGCAGCCTTAACCTGCATTTAAGGTATCATAATTGAGGTTTATGTGTGGATACTCCTCCATTAGTCGTCCATTATACCGATTGAACCTCTCTCTACCTGGTAATTTCATATCAACATCATGATAAAAATACTGTCTACCAAACCTAGGTACTTTAGTTTTCCACCCAGTAAAATCAAGAACACCACTCTCACTTGAGGTAGGACACTCCTCTAACTTATCTTCTTCACCATTCCATGTCCAAGGAACACATGAATCAACAGTTAATAAGATTGCCTTACTTTTAAAAGCAGTCATTCTTAAAAAACCATCACTATAAGCATCGTGAGAAGCATGACGTTGATCATGCTTAGAGAATTTTATTCCATTAGTTGCATGGAAAATAAGTTCTAAATTAAACTGAACTAAGTGTCTCTCACAAAAACCTAGTCCTATCTCATCTGCTGCACCCCACATATCATTACATATCATTCCAACAGCATTATATCCAGATGCTTTAAAATATTCTAATCCTTTACTCCAAACCTTACCTACACATCTATCTTGTGGAATACAATAAGTCTTATGAGTTAGTGCAGATAGACCTCCTTCTTTATTATAATGTCTTATCTCATTCCTATTAATATATCCCTGCTCTTCCTTTTCTTTTAAAATAGTTCCTAGATGTAAATTTAAACCTCTAGCATGTAACTCTACTTCCTTTAAAGCATCAATTAATTCTCTTTCTTTTCCATTTGTATCCTGATACCCCGAAAGCGATCCCTCTGGGGTAAGAAGATGGTCAACTTCATTCTTCTTTGCCCAGTCAATCGCTTTAAAAAGTTCTATTTTGTTTAATTGTATATTAGATGCTACAGGTATCTGAGCACCAGCAAGTCTAAGCACTC